GAAGCCAATATTAGATGAACTTTGTCAGCTCCACCAGCTACTGGATCGTTGTCAGCTTTATCTTGTAATGTAGCATCGGTAACTACCGCTGCATCATTAGCTTGGATATAACCAACGACATAAGCGTATCGTTTCATCCACGATTGACGCTTTTCAGTGTATTTGAACTGAGGGTCGTCTACTGGACTCTTCCCTAATTTCGATACAAGTCGAAAAAATGGGGTTTGAGCGATAGCGAGCTCTGTGAACCTATCGGAAAAGTCATACTTTCGCCTTAGATCACCAGTGCCTAAACCAGAACCATCTACAATACCAGTTCCGGCTCCACTATCTGTTCCAGCAGATGCGCTCAGATATAAAGGATTATCTGCCATGTTGAACCTCTTATTTAATCATTTAAGAATTCGTTAATATTCTTGTCAACTCCCATTAATGTATCAAATACAGCGTCACTTGGTGATGTGGTTTGATTAAATGAACCAGTCGTAGCAGCGCTTTGCGGTTTGTTTCTCACCTTTTGCATCTGAGACATAACCTCATTTTTTGCAGTGCTAGCGATCTTTTGTTCATTATTATCACGATTCATGAGATAATAAATATCATCATACGTTAGTTGTTTATTCTCAGCAAAATCCATCATTTCACCAAAAGCATCATCATTCATCTTATGTTTTTGCCGAAAACTACTCTGATCACTCATCTGCCTTGTTTCGGATGCTTGATTCTTTGCAAACTCTCCAAGCCTTTTCTGTACGACACCGTCGACAGTAGCATTAAAAAGTTTTGCTGAATCAGAATCTACATCTGAAAGAGCTTCATCGTAATCAAAAACAAAATCGTCATCTAGTTTTAACTGATCTTTTACATTCACAGGAGCTTGACCTCCACCCTCAAAATAGCCTCTAACTACAGAAACTAAATTAGGGTCTTCTTTCATTGCGTCTAGAATAGGCATATACGGTTCAACATCTCTAAGCTGTTTGTTAAGCTTCTTAGCCTCTTTACTCGAATCATTATATCTTTTTTGCCAATTGTGATCTTCTTGATCTGCAGTAGCTGTTTCAACAGGTTGTTCTGCAGGTTGTTCAGGCTGATCACTAGCCGTTTTTACTGAATCATCATATATTACGCTATCAACGCTCTTTTCTAGCGCACCAAAAAAATCATCAGCCCCCTTATCATCAACAGGGCTCATCGTTTCTTCGACAAGGTTATCTGCTTTTTCTTGTTCCATTTGAACTCCTTTTAATTTAATGGTTATTCTTAGAAATAATCAATAGTTTATTCCTTTTTCTTTGCTTCTTTAATTTCATCCGAAATAAGCCTTCGCATATACTTCTGCTCAGCTTCTGTATCAAGCAAATCTTTCCTAATTTCGTTATCTGCAACATTAATCTTATCTTTTATACCAGATTGTATAACCTGCCTTGATAATGTTTCTATAGTACCATCTCTATCCTTTAACTCTTCATTTAGTTGATCTACTTGATTTTTCAACTGAACATAGATAGACTTTCTTTTAATGATAGCTTCTTTGTTTCGTACATCCGTTTCAGATAACATTGCAATATCATCTATTAACCCTGCCTGATACCACCTAAAATATTCTTCTAGTAATGCCCATCTATTAACTGGCATTGTTGAACCAGATATATATCTTACATCAAACTTACAAGAAGCATAATCGTTCCACTTTTTTATAGCATTACCAAAATCATTATATATTGGTTGATTAATAACTACTGATCTTTCTTCAAAATTTTCATCACCAGCACCTGGCTGGACAATTCTAAACACCTTTTGAGAGGTATATGTCATTTGAGCAACTTCCTTAAATACCTTACCAAGATGTTCAAGACATGGTTCCACTACTGTTTGCATCCACGATTTAATTCTTCTAGTACCGTATTCATCTTGAGCAAGCAACCCTCTGTAAGTTTCATGCTGTTGCGAAGTATCACCCTGTAATGTCCCAGGAACACCAGACATATATTCTATATCACCTTTACCCTGCTCGGTAATAGTATAAAAAGCAGAATTCAATGGGGCTGGAGATATTGGTGTTGGTACTGTGAATCCCTGTCTATATTTTAATAGTGCGCCTGGCGCAGAGGAATATTGTTCCCATTGATCTTCGTCTAACGCACCCTCTTCATACATCCATCTAAGATTAGAAGCAAGGTTTGCATTATGAAGCATTAACTGGTGAGATTTATTTATCTCTTGTTGTTTACCAACTAAAGGAGTAACTGCACTCATTGGGTATGGTGACCCTGTATATGTATATGGAACAGCTACTATTGGATACTCTTCATTCTCAAGATAAATATCAAATAACTCTTTTTCACCAACAACAGTTCTCAGTCTAATTCTTGTCTTATAGAACTTTACAAAATTCTCTATATGTTGTCCAATAGTCTTAGATTGCTTTAGAATCTGGAACTCTTTTTCAGATACAACACGATTTTCAGTAACAGTCATCTCCTTTATAAGTTTCTGAAGTATCTCTTGTCTTTGTTGTTGTACTGCGCTTTGGGCTTCTTTCTGAACTTTATCAATCTCTAAAATTGCTCTTTCTTTAATAATTTCACCATTTTCACTAGCTTGTTGTATCTCAAGAATCCTCTCCTTGGTTCTAACTTCCATCTCCTTTGCAAGATCACTAACAGCCATTTCAGCCTTCTGTTCAGCCTGCCTAATCTGTGCTTCGTCAGGAGGTACAACAACAAATACACTATAAAAAGGAAGTTTTTCCTTCATATAACATTCGTAGTAATCTAGAATATCATCTTGCTCACCATCTGGCTTATATGCATCAAATATATCACCAGCCTGAATACTATCAGATTCAGTAATATCTCTCTGTGAAAGACTTCGATTAGTATTAACACTGCCACTAGATGTTTTAATCTTTCTTGCAAACTCTGGAAACATTCTCATAAGTTGCTGTCTTGGTAAATCCTTTTTAATTATTATATAGGAAGCATCACCAAAATTCAATTCTCTACTCATTGGATCCACATAAACATCAAATGGTTCAATTCTTTTAAATACAACTTCACCCATTCCTCTGTCCATGTCAGGATCAACATCAACAAGAAAATATCCAATACCTTTAGTCAGTGCATCAAGTATAACCTGTGAAAAGATAGATTTCCCACCAGACAAATCCCACGCATATGCCGCAATATCAGAATGTACAGCAGCTATATCTATGTCAGACTCATCAACTCCAACAGCCTGCCATCTAGGGTTTTTCGCTGTAACAAAGAATTTCATCATTTCTATAGCAGGTGTAATTCTATTGATAATGAAACTTGGCATACCAGACTCTTCTAGTGCGTTCTTATCTTTTTCAGTTAATTGGTCATTAAGGAAAAAGTCATGTCCTTGCTGTTGAACTCTTTCCCAGCGCTGACGGTACTCACCATTAGCCCTTTGCCAAAGTTGTATTACTTCTGTTGCTTTATCTTTATTACGTTTTCTAGCCATATTATTTTATAGGAAATGTTACACCAACACCATAAGAATCAGGAACTCTTGGTATCCCCTTACCCATGCTTAAAACCTTTCCACCTTTCAACGGAATTATCATTCTTTCATTAAGTAAAATATTTTTTAATGTTTCACCAATTCTTTTCATACCTGCAAATTCATCTTTTTTCTGAGGCACTGTCAAAGGATTTTTCTTCAGAATATTCTTACTTCTTGTAAAATCTTGCCAAACCGACTTTGATCCTCCACTAGGACTAAATGGCGAAGTACTTAAAGCCATTCTAGTTTGAAGACTTGAAGCTGTAGCCTTAAAAGGCTCAAAATATAACTTATCTTTTAAATTTGGCATCTTTCATCACCTTTTTATATAGTTGCTCAACAATCGTCCTCTTCACACCAAATGACCAATACTTAGTTAATGGATGACCATTGATAACTTCGTGAAATTCTTTTCTCAAATTAACACCATCTTTTATAATAGTACTATTAGATAATAACTTACCAACTGCCCACTTCATATTACTATCCATATTGCCAGACCTATTTCAACAACTAAATCAGATATAGTATTATTCATCCACTTCTGTTTAGTACCATACACTTCTTCAGTACCTTCTACAACATATTCATATATTTCCCAAAGTACACCAATAATTACTACAGAAAGAACTGCCAATAAATCTGATGCGCCACACCATTGAGCAACCTTGCAAATAAAAGCTCCTGCTGCCATATGTGTTGCAGTCCAATGATCTAACCAAGCGTTCTTTGTTAAATATCCTACTATACCATGATGAAATGTCATTGCCATATTACTCTAATCCTGCGTTAAATAT